GAGGTACTGATGAGCACCGAGCGCCGCATGGTAGGCGTGGTCGTCTCGCCAGATCTTCTGCGCGAGCGCATGGGTATGCCAGCAGATGTCGATATCGTCGGGGCCGACTGGGACCACGCCACGCAAACGGTGCGCCTGTACGTAAGGGGGCCCGCGTTTCCGCCACTCTCCGATGGGGTGCCGGTACCTTTTGCACGCCCCAGCTTGCGCTGGGATTGGGGGCTGCCAGGCCTGACCCACGAAGAAGTGAGTTGACGTGAGCACGAAGGTCAAGCCCGAGCGGGTCAAGAACCCATCCAAGAACGAGCACGGCCTCACCTTCAAGCAGGAGTCCTTCGCCCAACTGGTGGCATCCGGCCGCACCCAAGCAGACGCCTACCGGGCGGCGTATCCAGGCAGCCAAGCATGGAAGCCTGGCGTGGTGGACGTGCAGGCCAGCACCATGGCGGCAAATAGTAAGGTTGCAGTAAGGATCTAGAACCTGCGGGCGATCATCACGCAACTGGCGATCGAGGCGGCAGTAGCCGATAAGGCGTGGATCCTGAAGCGCCTGAAGACCGTGGCAGAGCGGTGCCTACAGTCCGCGCCTGTTCTGGACAGAAAGGGCCTCCCGGTGGTGATCAAGGTGCCTGAAGAAGGGCAGGAAGGCGCTGTCGCCGTTGCCTTTACCTTCGACCCAGCTGGGGCCAACCGCGCGCTTCAACTTCTTGGCATGGAGCAATCGATGTTCATCGAACGGAAGGAGATAGGTGAGCCAGGAGCCTTCGACAGCCTCGACGACGAGGAACTACAACGCCGCATCGAACTCACCGCCGCTGCCATCGCTCGCGCCAAACGTCCGGGCGCTGATGATCGAGCTCCTGAAACTGGAAGCGGAGTCACAGGCGAGAAATCGAAGGTTTAAGTTCGGCACGTTCTTCCCCGATACCGGGCCGCTACGCCGAGATCTCTACCAGAAGCACCTCGCATTCTTCCGCTTTGGTGCGACGCACCAGATACGCGGGTTCATGTCGGCGAATCGCGTCGGAAAGACGGAGGGCGGCGGCGGCTACGAGTTGACCTGCCACCTGACAGGCCGGTATCAGCCGTGGTGGGAAGGCGCCCGCTTCACCGAGCGCGTCAGGGCCTGGGCGGCCGGCGACACCCGGCTGACCACGAAAGACATCATCCAGCAGAAGCTGCTCGGTGACTTCGGTAGATTCGGCACCGGCATGATTCCCGCAGCCGATATCGTCAAGACCTCGCCACTGGCGGGCGTTCCGGAAGCTGTTGGGACGGTGTGGGTCCGGCACTACGACTGGGCGCAGCACGCGCGCACTGGGAAATTGGTGCAGGACGGCACCTCCAGGCTCGCGTTCAAGTCCTACGACCAGGGGCGCGAAGCCTTCCAGGGCACCGAGCAGGAGGTGATCTGGCTCGATGAGGAATCGGACGAGGGCATACGCGGCGAATGCATCATCCGCCTCATGACCACGGACGGGCTCCTGATCGAGACCTTTACGCCACTGAAGGGCATGACGCCGGTGGTGATGACCTACCTGCCCAATGGCTATGAGGAAGGAATGACCGAAGCCGTGACCGACAACCGCGCGCTGGTGATGGCCGGCTGGAACGACGTGCCGCACCTGACCGCCGAGCAGAAGGCGAAGATGCTGGCCGAGACCCCACCGCACCTGATCGACGCCCGGACCAAGGGCATCCCGAGCATTGGCTCCGGCGCGGTGTACCCGCTGGCCGAGAGCGAGTTTCTGGTCGACGACATGCAGATCCCGGCCGGCTGGCCGCGCGCCTACGCCTTGGACGTCGGCTGGAACCGCACCGCGGCACTTTGGGGCGCCTTCGACCCCAATTCGAAGATCACGTACCTGTACGCGGAGTACTACCGCGGCCAGGCGGAGCCGGCGATCCACGCCAGCGCGATCCGCAAGCGCGGCGACTGGATCCCGGGTGTGGTGGATCCCGCAGCTCGAGGCCGCGGGCAGAAGGACGGCGAGGCGCTGCTCGATCTCTACAAGGAGAACGGGCTCAACCTCAAGACGGCCAACAACGATGTCGAGGCCGGAATCCTCGAAGTCTGGCAGGGGCTCTCCACCGGCAGCATCAAAGTCTTCAAGAGCCTGCAGAACTGGCGCAGCGAGTACCGGATGTACCACAGGGATGAAAAGGGGCGAATCGTGAAGGAACGGGATCACCTGATGGACTGCACGCGCTACCTGAAGCTCTCGGGCATGACGCGGGCGAAGGTGCGCCCGGGACCGGCGGTAGCGGCGCAGGAGCGGGTGCAGACAGACCCCGGAGTTGGGTTGTGATGATCGACGCGGCGCGCTGCTCTACCACTACAGCTTGTGGTCCTGTGCGAGAAACTGCCTGTTTAGAGGTTGACGTCACTACAGGTAGTGACCGCGCCGCGCAGCGCGCCGAGGCCTAGCGCATGGCCACCGTCCGCCCACGCAAGCCGCACCCCGGGTCGAATACAGCTCCAGCCGCGGAGCCGACCGCAGCTGACGCCGGAGCTGACACGAAGGCTCTGGACGCGCAGAAGGGCGAAATGATCGCCAGGCTCGACAACCTCGGGCAGGCGCTCGCGGTGAAGCGCAGCGACGCCATCCAGGCGCGGTCTGAGTCAGGAATCGAGCAGGACTGGATGGAGGACGAGGAGTTCTATCAGGGCATCGACGACGCGAACCGCGACGACCACTCGCGGGCGTGGCAGACACGGCCAGCGGGCATGGCCGAGAAGAAGCGTGTCAAGAAGGGCCAGAGCACCCTTTTCGTGAACATCACGCGGCCCTACGTCAACGCGGCGGCTGCCAAGGTGTCGGACATCCTCATGCCGACGGATAAAGGGGCTTTCAGTCTCCTGCCGAGGCCGGTACCGGAACTGATCGACACGGCCGCGGGGAAACTGTCCCAAAAATTTCAGTCGGAGATCGCGGCGAAGTTCCCGGGCCAGCCCGCGCCAGCGGCAGATGCTGCCGAGCAGGCAGTACGGCAAGCCATAGAGGTGGCTCGGGAGGCGAAGGAGAAGGCCGACAAGGCGCAGAAGCGCATCGAAGACTGGCACGTTGAGTGTCAGTACCACGGGCAGATGCGCCTCGTCATCAAGGATGCGGCACGGATTGGCACCGGAGCAATGAAGGGGCCAGTCCCGGTGAAGCGCCAGCAGGTAGCGGTGAAAGATGGTGCCGCCATCATCAACGAGGAGTTCAAGCCGGCGAGCGTGCGCATCAGTGCTTGGAACGTATTCCCGGAGCGCGGGTGCGGGGAGAACATCCACGACGGCAGTTGCTTATTCGAGCGCGACACGATTACCGCGAAGGGCCTGCGGAAACTGAAGGGCACCGAGGGGTACATCGACTCTCAGATTGACCTCGTGATTGATGAGGGACCCACCAGGGCTATCGCGCCGGCGAAGGTGGGTGAACCCTTGACCACAAAGGACTCCGGGCCATACGAGATTTGGTACTTCTACGGCGAGCTCGATCGCGAGGACATGCTGGCCGCCGGCTGCGACTGCGGCGAGAAGACGGTGGCGATTCCGGCTTTGGTGACGGTGGTGAACAACCGCGTCATCCGGGCGAGCCTAAATCCGCTGGACAGTGGGGACTTCCCGATCGACCTCATGCCGTGGCCGCAGGTCAGGGCGGGCATGCCTTGGGGAACAGGAGTGGCGAGGGCCGGTCGCACGGGGCAGCGCATCGTCACCGCCGGCTGGCGCGCGATGATGGACAACGCCGGCGCGGCTTCCGGACCACAGGTCATCCGCGGCACACAGGTTCAGCCAGTGAATGGGATCGACGGCGTCGAGCCGTGGAAGGAATACAGGTTTGCCGAGGACGGCGACATCGACGACGTGCGCAAGGCTTTTGCCTACATCGAGGCGCCGATGCGGCAGAAGGAACTCGCCGAAATCATCCGCATGGGCATGAAGGTGATGGAGGACGAGACGGGCCTGCCGATGCTGCTCCAGGGGCAGCAGGGCGATGCCCCCGACCTCGTGGGTGTGGTGCAGATCCTCAATACGAACGCCGGGGCTTTCCTTCGCGACCTCGCTAGGACCTTCGACGACTACATGACGGAACCGCAGGCGCGGCGCTATTACGCGTGGCTGCTCCAGTACGGTAAAGACGACGAGAAGGGTGAGTTTGTGCTGGACGCTCGTGGGTCTTCGACCAACGTCGAGCGGGCACTGCAGGACCAGGAGTTGATCCGCATGGTGCAGATGGCGTTGAACCCCGCCTACGGGCTGGACCCGAAAAAGACGATGGAGGAATACCTGTCGTCGCGGCATTTTGATGCCAAGAAATTCCAGTTTGACGACGAGAAGCGACAGCAGATCGTCGCCAACATGGCCAAGGGTCCGCAGGACCAACGCCTGGCCGTTGCGCAGTTGCGGGCGCGGGTCGACGAGAAGCTGCAGGCGATGGAGCAGCAGTTCGATTCCGTCGAGAACGAGAAGGACAGGCAGAACAAGCTCGCCGTCGCCGTCATAGACGAGCGCATGAACTCCACGGAGTTGACCAGCGGCGAGCGCGAGACCCTGGCCAAGATCAAGGCGAGCTTGGCCGAGACAGCGATCAAGGTCAGGGCGCAGCGCGACCTGTCGGCCGAGTCTGTCCGTGATGGCGTGAATCGGCATGGAACTGATATCGCCGTGGATCTACATAAGCATCACAATCCTTCGCCGGTTCTTACCCCCCCATCGGAACCCGCTGGGCGCGCGCAACCCGGGCAGGCTTTCCAAGCATGAAAGGATGGGAATGAACAAGGAAGTCTACTACCCGGATTCCGACAGGATCGGAATGTTGCTCATCCTCTACGAGACCCTGCGTGACGAGCGCGAGTTGGTCGGGGCGCTGGTGGCGCTTGGCACAATCATTAGTTGCGAGGACCACGAATCCGGGCGCGGGAAGGTATTCACGCTCGCTTGCGAGCATTTCCAGAGGCTTGCCGAAGGCGAGGAGATCCCCGAGTACCGCGTCGAATTCGTGTACGACCAGCCTTTCGCGGATCCCGAGTGGGAGGCGAAGCGCGTCAACAGCGGGAAGTTCGGTTTTGCTTTCTTCCGCAAGATCATCGTGCGCGCGCCGCCGCTTGAGATTGGCGCCAGCGCACGCGCAGCCGTACTTCACTGAAAGGGTAGGGCATGGCACTCATTGAAAAGACCGTAGTTGTCCACGGCGGGTCCTACCGGCGCATCGCTACCGATGAAGTCGTTACCGCTGTTCGTTGGCTGAAGGATGGCGACCACCCTCTGGTTAGTCGCTACCCGATCGAGGGGCGCATCTACAAGGGGCTGCTCGAGGTCTCGCCCAAGGAAAAGTACGCCCTGCGTTTCGGTGACTGGGTGGTGGAGGATGGGAAGGGCGTGTATGTGGTCGAGGCATACAGGTTTGCCTCGACATACGAGGAGATCAAGCCGTGAAACCCCTTTTCGTTCTACTGGCAGCCTGCCTCGCGCTTTTCCCACCGACAACCGGAATCGACCCGGCGCTATTCCTGATCGGGGTGACGCACCTCATGTACTACCGCGCGCTTCTTGGGCAATGGAACGGTCTGGCGAACTCGGTGTTCGATCTGGACACGGATACGATCAAGCTCGCCGCGGCGACGAATACCTACACGATCAACCAAGACACAAACGAGTTTTTCAGCGATGTCACAAACGAGGTAACGGGGACAGGGTACACAGCTGGTGGGGCAACGCTGGCGTCGCCCACGGTAACGCGGGTGACTGGCACGGTTACTTTCGACGCAGCTGATGTGGTTTGGACCCAAAACGCCGCCGGGTTCACCGGCGGCCGCAAGTTCCCGATCTACCGCTCAACCGGGGTCGGCGCGACCTCCAAGCTCTACAGCGTCATCACGGCCGATGCCGATGTCGGAAACGTGACCGGAGACCTGACAATCCAATTCAGCGCGAGCGGGATAGCGACCTGGACGACCGCTTGACCGCGCGGCTTGAAAACCCGGCCGGGAGAAGTCTGTTCGGCTCCGGGTGTATTACCGGGAAACGCCGGCAGAGACTTGGTTCGACCAATCTCGGCCCGTGTGCATTTTGTGGCGACAGCGTGCTGGCTCCAGCCTCTGTTTTCCCCCAAGGCTTTGGCTTTTTGAATCTCATCTGCCACAGCTATTGCAAAAGACTCGCTGTGCAGCGCGAGGAAGAGGCAAAAGAGCGCGATGAATACCGGTGCCACGCGGCGCTCGAAAAACGCAAGTACATCGAAATGGAATACCTATGAAAAAGATCGTCGCTCTGTGTTTTTCACTGCTGCCGTTGATTGCCGTGGCGCAGGGCAGCAAGCCAGTCGATTCGATCTGGTTCCCGTTTCCGCCGAGCTTTACGGCGACGGCGACGGTGCAGGGGCTGGACGGCTCTGGCGTGCCCATCGGAACGGCGCAGCAGCTGGCGTTCACCATCTTCCAGACGCCGATTACGGTCTCTCTTCCGGGCCCGGGGGCGTTTGCCGGCGTGCGGGTAGTGATTACTGCGGCAGGAACAGGTTGGTCGGGGGCCGAGACATTCACGGCGCCAATAACGCCGACGACGATTCCTGCCGGCGGAAGTCTCACCGTGACCTATGAGGCACCGGTTACCGGGACCGGAACGCTGACGTGGGCGGTGGTGCTTCCGCCGCCGCAGATCTTCACCGCAGACTGCACCAAGATGCCGCCTGCGCTGGTGCTGGTCGATGCTGTGGGAGCGCGGTGGACGCTGCTGCCTCTGGTGGGTGGCGTACCTGGGCAAGTCGGCGGTGCAAGAAACGGTGTTCGGGCATTCAATTCAGTCGAATTTGCCACGATCAAAGGTGGTGTGGTGTATCTGTCTGACTTCCTGTCAGGGACCGGCTGGGACGTGTGGAACGGAACGTCTTTTGTCTCGACCAGGGTTGCGCCGTGCTGAGGATGATCTAAATGTCGGTAGGGTTCGTCACCAACGCTCAGAATATAGATAGCATACAGAACCCGACAATTTCCATCACGGTTTCCGGAACGAACCCGGTGCTGATGGCGGGCATAGGTCTGGATTCCGCCACGGCAACGGTATCCTCGGTGTCGTGGAGCCTCGGCAGCGGCACTCCCCTTGAGGTTAAGAACGCGAGGAGCGGTACGGCCTTTGGCTCGTTATGGGCAATACCTGCTCCCGTCGCTGGGGCTGGAACGCTCACCATCAACAAGAGCGCGGCCGCGATCAACCACCAGATCGATGCGTTGGTGTATTCGGACGCGCATCAGGCGACGCCATGCCCGGCAGCCGATGCCGTCAGTTCCGTTGCGGCGAGCGCCTCGGAAACGCTGACGCCAGCGAACCTCACGGCGAACGATGCCACCTGCGGAATGGGGGTGAACACTGTCGGCGACAACCCGACGGGCGTTAATCCCAATAACCGCTATACGAATAGCACGACCAGCGTCAACCTACAAACCGGAGACAACACCGGAACAACGGGAGTCACAGTTACCTATTCCCCGGGATCGGGCGGCTCATACGCAAAGATCGCTGCGCGAATCGTGCAAGCATCTGGCCCTTACACGGTCCAACAAGCGGACTCGTTTTTCGCTCAGGGCCTGGGCTCGATTCTGCGGGAATGAAACGCATCTATACCGCGGGGCCGACATGTTACGAGGGATGCCTCGCATCAATTCTTGAGATTGAGCCGGCGCAGATACCGGACCTGCGCGGTGGGGAAGATTGGAGCGTGGCGTTGCGGCATTGGCTCTGCGGATTGGGCTGGAAAGTCTCGTTCTTTTCTGCTGGCGAACCGCGCGGCTTCTCGATTGTCAGTTATCGAACCGATAGGGGCGCGCACGCGGTCGTGTGTTTGGACGGGCAGCCGATTCACGATCCATCGGGTGGGCAGTTGCCGCGCTCGTTTCAGCCGTTGTTGTGGACCACCTTGGAGAAAATATGATCCAAATCGCTTCATCGCTTCGAGAGGCTGTGTCAGGGGGGCTCAATGCCTTCCTGCGCGCTCGCGGACCTTCGCATCCGATCAGTCCTCTGGAATGGCCGGAATTCCAAAAGCTTTCGCGCTCGGAGCGGCGCACGATTCTGCGCAACCGCGAAAAGCGTCTGGTGGATGTCTGGTCCGATCCGCTCGGCTACCGGCCGCCAGCGCGGCACATGGGCGAGGACGGCACGAACTGGGTTGGCGTGCGCTCGAACATCATCGCCGATGGCGCGCAGGTTTCCAACACGACGACGGAAACCATTCTGTGCCCGGACTACTCGATCGCCGGCGGGTACATGTTTCCTTACCGGGCGTTGCGCCTGTGGGCGTTCGGGGTCAATTCGAACGTGGTCACGACGCCAGGCACATTCATTTTCCGCGTGCGCTGGGGTGGAGTCGCTGGAACTGTCCTGCTTGCAAGCGCCGCGCAGGGACTGGACACCACGGCGCACACCAACGCCATATGGGCGATGCAAGCGTACATCGTCTGCCGCACAGAGGGAGCGACTGGTTCGTTCATGTCCGGCGGCTGGTTCGAGATGTTCGGCCTGCTGTCATCGACAGCGGCGAATCTGCTCCCGGCGCTCTTGGGATCCGCGGGCGCACCGGGAGCCTCGGGGAACGTTGCGGTTACGGTAGACACCACGGTGGCGAAACTCCTGTCCATCACCGGCACATCGAGCGTGGCGACGAGTCCGACGAACCAGACCTGTCAGCAGCGCGTGATCGAGTCGCTGAACTGAGGCCGCATGCTTCTTGGGAGAGTCCAGGCGACGGGTTCGGTGACGACGATCACCGTCGATTTGCCGAAGGGCTATCAGGTCTTCGAGATCATCGCCAGGGTTGCTGGCTATACGGGCGCAGATATCGCGCGGTTGCAATTCAACCGCGACACGGCGAACAACTATGCAGGGCGGCAGGTGCTCTCGACCAGCGTCACGAACACGACCACCCCAGCCACGGCCGGGATTCCAGTGGCGACGGCCGGTATCACGAATCCACGCGGGCTGATATGGGCGCGGGTCGATAAGCGCGCCGCAGCTCTGACTGCGCGCGTAATCGGACTCACACATTCTGACAATGAGGGATCGGCAACGGCGCCGGTCTCGTACTACTTCATGGGCAGTTGGAACAATACCTCGGCTTTGATTTCGTCGGTGTCTCTGAACGGCGGCGCCGGCG